ACCTGAAGAATATTTTCGTAATAGTTTAGATTTAAATAGATTCTCAAATAAGATTTCGCGTGAAATCGTCCAATCCTACAATCGAATAATAATAAACGCTGTTAATAAATTAGAAGCAATAGAACGGCTTCCAGTAGGCAACAGGCCAAGATATACCGCCGCACGTTTGCGTTCTTTGTTAGTTCAGACAAAAGCAAGCCTGAAAAAATGGGATGTTAAATCGACAAGAGATATGCAACTTGTATCTGAAGCTGTTGCAAAATTACAGACAGAATTTGCAACCGATCAAATGGAGAAAGCATTGCCCGCAGGCATCAGATCATCAATTAGAACTGTTGAGGTTACGCCCGCATTTGCAAAAGCTGTTGTTAATACAAGCGCGTCACAATTAAACGTCCAGATATTAAGCGATTCATTAAATACAATTGCAGGCGGGGCAGGGGTCAAATTTTCATTAACAGCAAAAGAAGGCGAATTGATTGAATTACCAAATGGCGAATCAATCAGGAAATCTTTTCGCGGTATTACAAACAAAAGCGCGGATAAATTAGGACGCGAGATTCGTGACGGATTATTGGCAGGCGATACAACCCAACAGATAAGAACCAGATTGATCGGGCAGTTAAGGTTCAATTCAAAAGGTAATGTTAGGCAAATAGCGATGGCAGGCGGAAACGCGACAAGAGCCGCAAACTATCAAATAATGACTATTGTTAGAACTTCTTTAAATCAAGTAAGCAATGTCGCGGCGCAACAGGTTTATAAAGCAAACCCAGATGCAACAAAAAAATATCGTTATCTTGCAACCTTGGACAGTAGAACAAGTTCACGTTGTCGATTATTAGATCAACAAGTTTTTGAATATGGAAAAGGCCCGGAGCCGCCACAGCATTTCAATTGTCGATCAAGAACAGTTGCCGAAATAGATTATGACAATTTGAGCCGTGTTTTTGGTCGTAAGATCGAAGCGCCCAGACGCAGGGGGTTCAGACCATCAGAAAGCGGCCTAGTACCCGCAGGGCAATCATACGGAACTTGGCTTTCGCGACAATCGCCCGCTGTAAAGGCAAAAGCACTTGGCGCAAATAAAGTTCGATTTTTTGATAAATTGTCAAAAAAATATGGCGGCGATCAGGCGATCAGAAAATTTGCTTCTGTTGATGGGTCAGAAAGAACTTTGGCGCAGTTGCAGGCCGCTTATGGAAAAAATGCAGATAAAATTAAAATTGTTCCTGATGTTGTAAGAGAAAGAAAAAGCGCACCTTATACTTGGCAAAGATATTCAGATGGTTCACTTGCAAAGAACGCAGAACCATCAAATCTTACAAAATGGACGCCTGAACGTCAAAAATTACACGATCAAATTGTTGAAGATATTATTGCGGAAAATAATCCAAAAGCGCAGAAGAACCCGATTTTCTATATGACAGGCGGCGGGTCGGCTTCTGGTAAATCAATCATGTTGAAGAAATCGCCATTAAGAAAAGGAACTGTTGTTATTGACTCAGATGAAATAAAAAAACGCTTGCCAGAATTTAAAGCAATGCAGGCAAAGGGCGGAAAAATATCAGAAGCCGCCGCAGGCTATGTTCACGAAGAATCAAGTTGGATAAGTAAAAGATTAATGCGAGAGTGCGCACAGCGCCGTTACCATACGATGCTCGATGGTACTGGCGATGGAAGCCTGAAAAGTTTATCAGGCAAAATTAAAATGATGACAGATCGCGGGATGACAGTTCGCGCCAAATATGCGACAGCCGAAATTGCAACAGCACTTGAAAGAAATTATCAAAGGTTCCTGAAGACAAAACGATTAGTTCCGCCGAAGTATGTTCGCAATGTTCACAGAGATGTATCAAGGGTTGTTCCTGAAGCGATCAGGGCAAATGTCTTTGATGACTTTGAACTTTACGATATGAACAAAACAGGCGAAGCGATCAAGGTTGCTACGTTTACCAAGAAAGACGGATTAAAAATATTAGACAATAATCTTTATGGAAATTTCTTGGCAAAGGCAGATCAACCTAACAGCCTGTTTACTAAGTGGACAGAAAAGAAAAAGCGATAAAGTAAACGCCCCCGAAGGGGCGAAGTAATACTTAGATTAGGCCACGACTTTCAAGTTCTAAAGCATATCCAATTGGGTCAACTTTTTCTTGATAGTTGTAATCTGTCTTGGAGGTCTTGTCGATAAGGATAATTAATCGAGCATCTTTGTCTTTTTGACTAATTTGCCAGATATTACTATCGAAGAAGTAAGTGTAAGTTTGGTCATTTATAAGAACCCTATAAGTTCCCTCACCTTCATTGTTTACTAATCCTTCAAGTTCACCTTGTATGGACAATTGTGTCTGATGACAATTTCGACCTGTTTCGTGATTTGCTAACCAAGAAACATTTACTTCTTGACCGACCCTTGGTAAGAGTTGAGCTTGTATTAGCTTTTTGTTACCATCCGTCCTTAGAACGTAAGGGGCTTTGAATTGTTTGATCTCTTGGACTTTGTTTCCAAAGTACAAAGAATCACATCCTAATTCAGACATAAGAATTTCTCCTATTGGTTTAATTGGTTTTCAATTTTCAAGTTTCTGAGATTTTACTCTCAATCCTATTATAATATAATTAATTAGATTTGTCAAGTATCAATTTTTTTAGGATTAATTTTTTAGGGGGTTGACTTCTTAAATCTATTATGATATAATTAAAATGTTCACAAACAAATCAAACCAACATGAGAGATTCATTTTCTTTTCTTTCAAAACTTCTGGCTTTGACTTCTAGTTCAAACAAGAATGAAAAAGCCGCGGCTCAACAAAAGCTAGAGCAACTTCTTAAAAAGTACGGAATTACTTTGAACCAACTTGAACAAAAAGTGAAAGAAGGTATCGAAGACCCAAGTTTGAAAGAAGCTATTAATTGGACTTGGAAAGACGCAAACGGATTTGAACATTTCACAAGAGTCAAACCACATGAACAGATCATTGTTTCAGCTTGCGTAAACTTTTTTAATGGTCGTTTAGTTATCGGCAATTCTTACAAAGGAAAATGCTTTGACATTTTTGCAACCAAAGGCAACAAAATTCAAATTGATCTTTACGCCGAATATTTGATCGAAGCGTGTGAACGCGCTTTGAAAGATGAACGCAAAGGAGTTCGCGGCGGATTCGATGCGACATTCAATTCAAGTTTCAAAAAGGCTTGGGCTTGGAAAGTTCAATCACGTCTTGGCGAAATGAAAGCGCAAGAAGAAAAAGAAGGACGCCGAGAAATGAAGCAAGGCAAAAGAATCAATCTCAGCGCGATTAGAGTTCGCGGAAAGAATGAGATTGAAGATTCAAAAGCGCTTGCCTTACGCGATCAAAAATATCCTAAGTTAGGAACAGGTCGCGGATTTACTTCGGGCGGTTCAGGTTCACGCGCAGGCAGTAGCGCAGGCGCAAGGGCAGGGCTAGGCCGACAGGTTGCAAGTACAAGACAAAGAAGACTTGCAGGCTCTTGATAATATCGCCCCCAGAAATGGGGGTTTTTTATTGGGGGTTGACAAGTTTATTTAATTATATTATAATTAATTTGTACGAAACAAATCAAACCAATGGAAAAAGAATTTATTGTCTGGGGCGTAGCACCAAACGAAACTGAAGAACAAGTTCTTTACACAAAATGCACCAATCTTGATATGGCTAACAAATGCGCGGCTTATCTTGAAAAAGAAAAAGGTTGTACTGAAACAAGAGTTCAAGTAATTGACTTTACAAAACAGCCTGATTTCACAAACATATTTAATTAGGAGAAAAATGTTCAAACCTTATACAGTTCCCGCCGATCACAAAGACTTTCAGGTCGGCGATCAGGCGCACATCACTCTTTATACAGATACAAACCCTTACACGGTTATCGAAAGAAAAGGTAAGCGTATCAAGTTACAAAGAGCAAACGCCAAACTTGACCCAACTTGGAAACCAGAAATGATTGCAGGCGGATTCGCAGGCCATTGCACAAATAACAGGGAGCAAAGATGGATTATCACAGAAAATCCTGACGGCGAAATCACAGAAGGTTATCTTGGCAACGACAATCAATGGTATGAAACAGGAAGCAACAGGCGAACCATAATCGGCCAAGGTTACGTCAAGTTTTACGATTACAATTACTAGGGGGTTGACACCCTCTATTAATTATATTATAATTAAATTGTTCTAAACCAATCAAACAAATGACAACAGCAACAAAACAAACAGTTGAAACTCTTGCTCAAGAGTATTGCGAAAAGATCACAGAATCACACGCTGAATGGATAAAAAAAGTTCGCATTAATTTAGACAAAGGGGAAAAACAGCCTTGGGTGTTTGATGAAAATGGCAATTACAAACCAGAAGAAAACGCCCCATATTGGACATACATCATCGGCAGAAAGTATTTGAAGGTTGTATCAATGGAATGGGAGGACGAAGCCAAGTATCAAAAATTCAACGCCGCCCCCGCAGGCTATCAGCCAAACAATGTTCACGCTTTCGTTGATAAAAAAACAGGCGATGTATTTCTTCCCGCAAGTTGGAACGCCCCCGCTAAAGGCGCAAGATTCAATCTTTTTGAAAACAAAGAAGCATTGTTTGAAGGAGTTATGCGCAGACCACACGGCGGTTATTTATACCGCTAAACAAACAGCCCCGAAAGGGGCTTTTTGCTAGGTACAAACATAAGCAAGCAAAATTACAAGCACCTCTCAGGCGATTCTGAGGGGGCTTTTTTATTAGATTTGCGGAAATTCTGGCGTATAGTCTACATACCAATTTTTAATCCCTTTTTCTTTTGCAATATCATTTGCGTTTTCAATATCTTCAATTATTCCTTGTCTAAACTCTTTTGCTTCCGCTGATTCATTCGGTTCGCCCTTGATTCCAAGAACAACTTCATTCATTATTGTTTGCATCCTTTTTGCCGATAACAATGCTTTTTACCTCA